GGAAACCCTGTTTATCAGCAAATGCAGCCAAGTACTGCTGAAGCGATGGCAGACATCTTTGCTGAACTCCAATCTCTGCGTAAACGTGTTGCTCAACTAGAAGGTAAATAATCATGCAAATCACCTGGAATATCTCTAATCTGGACCGCCGTACCTCTGACGGTTTCGTTACCACTGCTCATTGGACTGCTACGGCAGTGGACGGTGAAGTTTCTGCCTCTATCTATTCCACCTGTGGATGGTCAGAAGGTGCTCCTACGGTTCCTTATGAGTCTCTGACTCCTGAAGCTGTCCTGGCTTGGGTGTGGGCTTCTGGCGTAGACAAACAAGCTACTGAAGCTGCTCTGGCTGCTCAGATTGAGACTCAGAAGAATCCTGTAGCAGCTACTGGACTTCCTTGGTAATTTATGGTATGCTCCTGGTTTTACTAGGAGTTTACTATGAATATTACCCTCAATCTGGATATTAATGAAGTTCAAGGTATTTTGAAGGTTCTCGGAGATCTTCCCACTAGCTCAGGTGCTTATCCTCTGGCCATGAAGATTAAAGAACAAGCAGAATCTCAAATCCCTAAAGAAGAAGCACCTAAAGAGGAATAAATGGACGAAGTAAGCCACAAAGAGATCTACGATCGATTAGTTCAAGTTGAACAGAAAGTAGATACTATTGACTCCAATACCAAAAGTATGGTAAGTGCATTTAATGCTGCTTCAGGTGCTTTTACGGTATTGGAATGGCTTGCTAAGGCTGTTAAACCTATTCTCATCGTTGGTGCTTTCTTCGGTGCTTTGTATGCTGCATTTACTCATAAGGTTTCCCCATGAAAGAAGGAATGTTGCAAGGTAAAGTATGTCCTGTAGCTACTCAGGATATTACTGTCAACCTAAAGAACCGTAATAACGCTTTTAAGAAGTTTGGTTATGGTCCTCCAGATCCTTCTTTGCCTAATGAAGTATTCTGGATGAAGAAAGCAAAGATGTATAACGCTCCTACTAAGGACGTTAAGAACATGAGATGCGGTAATTGTTCTGCATTTATCCAGACTCCTGCAATGCTTGAGTGTATCAAGTCAGGTATTGAAGGAAACATGGAGAATGAGAAAGAGCTGGCTTACGAAGACCAATTCATGGAAGCAGCTAATCTTGGATTCTGTGAATTGTTTCATTTTCTCTGTGCTGGTTCCCGCACCTGTGATGCGTGGAAATCAGGCGGTCCTATTCTTAAGGAGTAATCATGGCTACTAAAATGACTAAGGGTCAAAAGAAAATCGGTAAAGTTATGCACGAGTACAAGGCCGGTGAGTTGCATAGCGGTAGTAAATCTGGTCCTATGGTTAAGTCTCGTCGCCAAGCTGTTGCAATCGCTCTTTCTGAAGCGGGCTTGACTAAAGGTAAGAAGAAGAAATGAGATCATTTACAGCAGGTAATAATCTTACTGCTGCAACCCCTACAGTTATTTATACAGTACCTACTGGCTATTATGCTAAGTGGTGTTTACTGTATGCTCTTAACGGTACTGGCTCATCCAAGCATCTTTCAGTGACTTGGCATGATGCTAGTGCTGGTGTAGACATCAATATTCTCTATCAATACACTGTTAACTCTAAGGAGTTCTTCAAGATTGGTGATGGGAACTACATGGTGCTAGAAGAAGGGGATTATGTAACTGTAACTTCTGAAGCTGGAAGTACTTATACGACCATAGCCACGTTTGAGCAGATTAAGAAAGAAGGAATCTAAATGTCAACGTACCTTGATCTAGTTAACAATGTACTGACTCGTTTGCGTGAGCCTACGGTGTCGTCAGTGCAGGATAACTCCTATTCTAAGCTCATTGGTGTGTACATTAACGATGCCAAGCGAGAGGTTGAAGATGCCTATGACTGGAACTCTTTGACTGACACGCTTACGGCTACTACCACTGCAAGTCTATTTAACTATGTTTTGACTGGATCAGGTACACGCTTTCGTGTCATTGACGTTCTTAATGATACGAATAACTTCCAAATGAAGTATGCTCCTACCGTATGGATGGATAAGCAATTCTTGTTGGTCGATCAAGGTCATGCTGCTCCTGGTTATTATAACTTCAACGGTGTAGATTCTAACGGAGACACCCAGGTTGATGTGTTTCCTATCCCTGATGGTGTTTACACTCTTCGGTTTAACGTAGTGATTCCTCAGCCTGACCTGTCTGCTGATACTGATCGTATCCTGGTTGCTGGTCACTTGGTGTGCTTGTTGGCATACGCTAAGGCTATTGCTGAGCGAGGAGAAGACTCGGGTATTCTGTCTTCTGAAGCCTACCAGATCTATCGTCTTTCTTTGGCTGATGCTGTAGCTATTGAACGTAACCGTTATCTTGAAGAAGTTGTCTGGGTGAATCCGTAATGGCAGAACAACTATTAACCTCCAGTATTGCTGCTCCTGGTTTCATGGGTTTGAATACCCAAGATGCTTCTGTTGCTCTGGAATCTGGATATGCCACTGTTGCTGCCAACTGCATCATCGATAAGTTTGGTCGTATTGGTGCTCGTAAAGGTTGGCTTCCTAAACACGCTACTAATGCTGACCTAAGCACCGCAAATATTAAGGCGATTGGTGAATTAATCGCCGCAGACGGTACTTCTTATGTTGTTGCTGCCGGTAACAATAAAATCTTTAAACTGAATGGTTCTACTCTGACTAAGCTAACTTATGGCGGTGGTGGAGTAGCTCCTACAATCAGTAACGATAAATGGCAGATGGCTCCCCTTAATGGAGTAATGTACCTATACCAAGAAGGACATGATCCTCTAGTATTCGACCCTGCAGTGTCTACAACCACGTTTAAGCGTGTTTCTGAGAAGACTGGATACCTAGGTACGGTACAGCAATCTAATTGCGTTATAAGCGCTTATGGACGTACCTGGAGCGCTTCTACGCTGACGGATAAAAACACAGTTCAATTCTCTGACTTATTGGCTGGTCATGTGCTTAATACTGGTTCTTCTGGTTCATTGAATGTCTCTCAAGTATGGCCTTCTGGAGCAGATGAGATCCAAGGACTGGCTTCTCATAACAATTATTTGTATATCTTCGGTCGTAGACAGATTCTGATCTATCAGGGTGCTAATGATCCAACTAATATGTCTTTGGCTGATACTGTTAGCGGTATCGGTTGCTGTGCTCGCGATACTATTCAAGTTACTGGAGATGATATTCTCTTCTTGAGTGACTCTGGACTTCGTTCAATGAAGCGAGTAGTTCAAGAGAGATCTGCACCTTTGAGGGATTTGAGTGCCAATGTCCGTGATGATCTGGTGCTTGCAGTCTCTAGCGAAGTATTGTCTGACATTAAATCTGTATATTCAGATAGTAATGCCTTCTATATCCTAGTTCTTCCAGTGACAGGTATTACTTATTGCTTCGATATGAGGACTACTCTTCAGAATGGAGCTTCTAGAGCCACTACTTGGACAATGCTTCCTACTGCCTTGCTAGCTACTCGTTCTAAGGACGTATACCTAGGATTTGCTGGTTATGTAGGGTATTACACGGGTCACTTGGATAATACTAGCACGTATCGTATGGGATACTATACCAACTATTTTGATCTAGGTTCTCCTACGGCTATTAAGGTACTAAAGAAGATTAGTTTCACCATGATTGGTGGTAAAGGTGCTGCTGTTATCCTTAAATACGGATTTGACTATAGCAGTAGTTATAACTCTCAAAACCTTCAGCTAAGCGGTATTACAGTGGCTGAATATGGTGTCTCTGAATATAACATTGGTGAATATACTGCCGGTGTTGTGTTTGACAATCAAAAAGTACAAGTTGGGGGAGCAGGTAACATTATTCAACTTGGTATTGAAACAGTTATCAATAACTTTGAACTTTCTATTCAAAAACTAGATGTATTCTGTAAAGCAGGAAGGACTCGATAATGAGTAACTATGTAAAAAGTACAAACTTTGCTACAAAAGATAGCCTAGCATCGGGTAATCCTGCAAAGATTGTTAAAGGCACTGAGCTTAACACTGAATTCGACAATATTGCTTCAGCTATTACTTCAAAAGCTGATGCAAATAACGTGGCTTTGACTGGCACAGCTACTGCTGTTAATTTAACGGTTTCTGGCACATTCACTGCCACCGTAGATGGAGGTACTTACTAATGGCTGATACACTAACTTCTGCAAACATGAAACCAGAAGACTGGGCTGGTCTGTTAAGTGGTGGGGTAGGCGCTATTGGTACTTACTTAGGTGCTCAATATGGTGCTAATCAACAGAACCAACTAGCTAATAACCTTCTAGCTACTGGTCAACAAGCTGCTCAAGCTGCTCAGTTCCGTCCTGTTGGTGTTACCTCTCGCTTTGGTACGAGTGGATTCACGTATGATGACCAAGGACGTTTAACTGGTGCAGGTTATCAGGTTGCTCCTGACGTGGCTGCAATGCGCGAGCGTTTGCTTGGTCAGGCTGGTACGAACCTAGAGCAAGCCACTCAAGCAGGTGCTCAGATTGCTCCTGTGGGTGCTGCTGCTCAGAGTTTGTTTAATCTTGGTCAAGGATATCTTGCAGAGTCTCCGCAAGCGGCTGCTCAGCGAGTGATGCAGCAGCAGCAGGCTCTTTTGCAGCCTGGACGTGAACAACAGTTGGCTCAGCTGACTAATCAACAATTCCAGCAAGGTCGCCTTGGTTTGGCTACTGGTGCTACCTCTGGTGCTGGTGGAAGTACAGCCATGGGCGCTGCTAATCCGCAGATGCAGGCTTACTATAATGCTCTGGCTCAACAAGATGCTCAACTGGCTGCTCAAGCACAGCAACAAGGACAACAACAAGCTACCTTTGGTGCTGGTTTGTTCTCCACTGGTGCTAATCTCCTGGGTCAAGTTCCTGCTTACCAAGTGGCTGCTCTTAATCCGTACACTCAGTACTTGGCTGGTGCATCTACGGCTGAATCTTTGGGTCAGAATCCGTTGGATGTGTCTACCAAGCTTGGTGCACAGCAGTCCACTTCTGGTGCTCAGGTGGCTAACATCCTTAATACTGCCGCTGCAAGGGCTTATACACCTCAGCAACAAGCTGCTCAGATGCAGCAGCAGGCACTCACTGGTGGTATCGCTGGTTTGACTGATCCTGTTGCTAAGTTGATTGCTTCTTTTGGCGGGGCTTATACAGGAAGCCCAACAGGGAATACCTTTGATTGGCTGAATCCTAACCAAATTCAACAACAAGATATGTCAGCTTATGTGGATGAAGCAGGGAACCCTATCTGGGGTTACGATTAAGGAGTAATAATGGCTACAGCAGATCTTTCTGGACTCTTTGGCGGTAATCTAACGCCTGAAGAGCAACAACGACAACTGACTGAAGCTCGTGCAGCTCAGTTTGCTAACCTTGCCCCTTCTCAACAACTGGCATTTATGGGCTATAAAGCCGGTGCAGGTCTTGGACAAGGACTGGCACAGGCCGCAGGCGTGGACATTCAAGATCCTACGATTAAACGTGCTAATGCGCTTCGTCAGTTGTCTCAAGGCATTGACGTTACTTCTGTTGAAGGTCTTCAGCAGTATGCTGTTCGTCTTCAACAAGCAGGGTTCAATGCTGAAGCTAACCAACTTGGTCAGCAGATCCTGGCTGCTCGTAAGACGGAATCTGAGATTACTCGTAATGAACGTGAGCGTAAGGGTCTTGATCCTTTTGAACAACTGCTTCGTACTGGTAAATATACGCCTAAATCATTGGCTGAGTACAAGAAAACAGGTGATCCTGCTTCCCTTGAGCTGCTTGAGAAAGAAACTAAGGCTAATATTAAAGAGATTGGTGTTGCTGAAGGAACCCGTGAACCTGTCTATCTTGATGTAAATAACGACAAACAGTTTATTTATACGACAGACGCACAAGGAAATCAAGTTCGTAAATTGTATACAGGCGGAGTTGATCGTACTACGGCTAAAGTGACGGCTACGGCTACTACCAAAGGGGAGGAAGCATTTACAACTGAATTAGGTAAGCTGGATGCTAAAACTGTTGATGCAGCACAGAAAGCAAGAGATGCTTCCATTGCAACCGTAAAAGCATTGAATACCTTGGCTTCTTATCCGGATGATTCTCTAATTAGCGGAACATTCGCCAATAATCGTGTTGGAGTTGCAAACTTTTTAAATACTATCGGTCTTGCTTCTGGCTCAGACAAAGAACGTATTTCAAATTCTCAGCAATACCAAAAAGTTGCAGGGGATGTCATACTACAGACTCTTGGCGGTAAACTGGGAGCAGGTTTTTCTAACGATGATCGGAAATTCATTCAAGGTCTTATTCCACAGCTGGAAACATCTCCACAAGCTCGTAGGTCGCTTATCGAGTTCATGCAGAAAAAGAATCAAGACATTATCACTGAAGCCACTCGTCTTGAAGACTATGCACGAGCAAATAAAGGACTCGGCGGCTATAAACCTACAATACCTTTGAGCCAACCTCCTGCTAATTCTGCATTGGGAGCATTATCAGACGATCAACTTAAAGCCATGATTGCTGAAAAACGTAAAGGACAATAATATGGCGGCTAACTATAGTTTAGAAGAACTTGAAGCTGAACTTGCTAGACGAGGTGAAGTAAGTTCTGGAGAAACTGTGCTTGCTCCTGTTGAAGAAACTTCTTTGGAGCGTGTAAAGAATATTACAGAAGCTACTTTAAAAGGAGCAACTCGAGGACTTGTAAAAGCTGTGGGCGGGTGGGGAACTTTATACGATATTCTCAAAGGCAGTAAAGATCCTAATGCATTTACTCCGGAAGGCATCACTAAGATAATTAAAGATACCTTGGGAACTAATTTGATGCAGATTCCTCCTGGTACTAAAGGAGCCTATCAGTTTGCTGAAACAGGAGCTCCTGCTGCTGCTTTTACAGCTTTAGGGGTTCCTGGGTTATTTAGTCGAACAATTCCTGGCGTTGCTGGAGAATTTGCCGTTGGTGGAGCTACAGGATTGCTCGGGCAGTCCGTTGCGCCAGAAAGCCCATTAGCTCAAATGGCTATTGGAATGTCCCCATATGCAATTAAAGGAGGGTTTACAGCAGGCCAGAAAGTTGTAACAGCTCCTAAAGGATCACTATCTCCTGAAACAGGGAGTATGTTAGAGGTTGGTCCTTTGACTCCTGGAGAAGCTACGGGAAGTCGTATGCAGCTTGCCCGTGAGCAGCGTATTGAGGCCGCACCTTCCATTGAGGGTAAAGCAAAAGAATTTAGACAGGAGCAGGCCGCTTCAACGGAATCATTTCTAACTAAGCTTTTTGATAGAGCCTCTAGTTCCGCTATACTTGATCCTCAAGAAACAGCGAATAAACTTACCACTGCTTTTCAAAACTATGGTAAAGCTTTGTCAGCTAAACTGCAATCTGACGCTACCGCTGATTTTAATAAAGCTAAAAAAGCAGGTGGTTTGATTGATACCCAACCAGTCATTAATGCAACTCAAGATGCTTTATCTTCTATCCCGGTAGAAACTCCTGGATTTTCGACCTTGCAGTCTAATCTTAATAAAATTCTAACCGAATTTGCTATCCCTGAAGTACCTGCCACTAGAACGCCTAGTGTTATTCTTAATGAGGCTGGTCAACCTGCTCGGATAACAGAAACAGCCGCTGTGCCTGCTCAATCCCTGAAGATTTCTATTGATCGTCTTCAAAAGAACTTATCTGCATGGGGGCAAGCAGCCTGGTCCGGGGAGTTTAATTTGAACGGATCAAACATCTTTACCGGAATTGCTCCAGGCCAAGCCAAAGGAATTGCAAGAGCTGTTCTTAGAGGATATAAAAATGCTCTAGATGACGCGATTGATAGCGGTGTAGCGGGCGCAGAGCAGTTGAAAGCAGCTCGCGATAAATTTGCCGATAATCTGCAAAAGATTGATGAGTTCTCAGAGCGTCCTATTGTCAAAGCGTTTGGAAAACCAACTAGTCAGTTGGTCCCTGAAAGAGATGTTATCCCAGCCTTGAGGGATATGCCGCAGACTCAAAGAAAGATACTGTTTGAGATTGTTGGTCAGAACTCTCCAGAAATGGCTGATACCATTCGCCGTCTTCAATTTGATGATGTTTTAGGTTCGGCTGTAAACGCTGCTGCTGCAAAGGGAGATCCTACCTTTGTTATCGGCAAGGCTCTTGATGCTTTGAACAGTAAATCTGGTGATTTTGCCTTTTTGTTTGATAATCCCGCAGATTTAAACAAAGCAAGACAGGCTGTAAAATATATGCAGACGGTGATGCAGTCAGCAGGTGGGGCGGAAGCTGTGGGAGCTGCTGGATCTACGTTATATTCTGGAAGCCGTGCTGTAGGGGCTACTTCTAGCGTGGCTAACGCCGTAAAAGAAGTTGGATTATTGCTGCAAGACATTGTGGCCCGCCCGAACGCTTTTGCTGATGTTATTTTTAACAAAGATACTGTTAAATCAATGCTAGACCTGCAAAAACAACCTACGTTGGATAAAGCATTGAAAACGTTAAGCAACCTCGGTAAAACTTCTGCGGCTACGGCTGTTAGGGCAGTTCCTTACGCTGAAACATCTTCTCCTCAAGAACCTGGCACTGAGCAAGGACCGTCTTTGCAAGACCTTGAAGCAGAACTTCAGCGCAGGGGTATTCAAGTACCGATGGAATGATCGATCCAGTAAGTGCTTTTGCGCTGGCTCAAGGAGCTATCAAAGGTGTAAGGGCACTTACGGCTCTCTATAAAGAGGCCAAACAAGCCGGTAAAGAAGTTGCTGACATAGCCTCAGAAGTTTCTGGTCATGTCGGTAAGTTCATGGAGGGCACTGAGAAGCTCCAGAAGGCTGAGATTGAGTCCAAACTAGCTCCTCCAGACCCTGCCAAGAGCATCCAAGCGCAGGCTTTTGAGAACATCATGCGTAGGCATGAGTTACAGAAGATGGAGACTGAACTCAGGGAGATGCTTATCTATGAGCTGGATATGCCTGGGGTCTGGAAAGAGTTCAATGCTGAAAGGCACAGGCTTACAGTTGAACTTGAAGACAGGATGGCTCAAGAACTAAAAGAGAGACGAATAAAAGAGGCTAGACAATCCAAGAAACTAGAGAAGATCAAAATCAAAGCAGCTATATCCATAGCTGTTTTTCTTTGGTTCTTTGTTTTCTCTGTCCTAATGTACGGTCTTTATCTAGATGCACAGGAGCGTAGGCTGCTAGATAAGTTTGATCGTAAACAGTTTGAATACCTGTGGATCAATGATCCTGATTATGTTGATTGTTGGGTGCTTTATAAGAGCACTTCAATGCTCCCAAGTTTCTGTAGAAAGGACTAATTATGTTAACTTTATTGTCTACCCTTATCAGCTTCTTGATGGGCGGTCTTCCTAAGCTTCTGGACTTCTTCCAGGACCGGTCAGATAAGAAACACGAGCTACAGCTTGCACAGATGCAGACTGAACGTGAGCTTGCTATGCTTGAAAAAGGATACGCTGCTCAGGTTAAGGTAGAAGAGATTCGCCTAGACGAGATTAAGACCTCTAGTGCTGCTGAGACTAGCCAAGCAGTGATTAATGCTCAGCAAGCAGAGATGCAGGCCGTCTATGCCCATGATATGAGCCTAAATGAAGGTACGTCTACCTGGGTTAAAAACCTAAGAGCTTTGGTTCGTCCTTTGATTACTTATGGCTTCTTTAGCTTACTGGTGATGATTGATGTTATGCTCTTTTGGCACGGTTACAAACAAGACGTAGACTTTGTTACACTTTCCGAGCAATTATGGGATAATGATACCCAAGCGTTGTTCGCGTCCATTATTGCATTCCACTTTGGTGGTCGGGCCTTTGGAAAATGATAAGCGACAAAGCCATTGAGATGATTAAACACCATGAAGGGGTTAGACAGCTTCCATATCGTTGCCCTGCTCTGCTGTGGACTGTTGGTGTTGGTCATGTCATTGATCCGAATCATATCAAAGTGCCTCTAGAACAACGTAAACAACTTGCTATCCCTGACGGTTGGGATAGGAAACTTACGATGGAGGAAGTTAATGCGATTCTTCAGAAAGATCTTGAGTCTTTTGTCAGGGGTGTTCTACGTCTGTGTCCTAACGCTGCTGCTAATCAAGGCCACCTTGATGCTCTCACTAGCTTTAGCTTCAACGTAGGACTCGGTAATCTGCAGAAGTCCACAATCAGGATGAAGTACAATCGTGGTGACTTTGAAGGAGCTGCTGAAGGCTTCCTAGACTGGACTAAAGCAGGAGGTAAAGTACTTCCTGGGCTAGTTAAGCGAAGGAATGACGAAAGAGCACTCTTTCTTAGCACACCATAAAAGAAGCCCCGGTTAAGGGGCTTTTTAGTTACCAGAACATGGTTAGTTGAAAGAATCCAAGCATTATAACAATGCCTGTCATTTCAAATACCTCCTCATCTTCAGTCTCTACATACAGAGTATCCGCATGAGCGATACCGAAGACTAGACCATGGATAAAGTCAATGCTGAAGTTCATCTTCTTCTACCAAGTGAGGAACCTGACGAACTCCTGGGAACTTCTCCATGAACTCTTCACGGGTGATGTCCCTACCGATCATGACCTCCTTGTAATCGATTCTCTTACTGAATAGCTTGCTTTTAAGAACCATACAAGCAGGACAATCTTCTTTAGTATAAATAGTCTTCATACTTTTTCCTTAAGAAACTTCAAAACAGACTCAAGCTCTTCAATTGAAGCGTTATTCTTTAGTAGGTTTGCTCTTTTAGAAATAATTTGTATATTTCCTTTAACATACCCTTTAGAAGAATCAATTCTATCGATTGAAGGAGCCATCTCTGTATTTTCTTTAAGCGGTTGTTTAAAAATAGGACATAGCTCGGGAATGATTACATCTTCAATAGAAATTGAAAATTCTCTTCCTTTACGACCTGCTCTTCCTTTTGCCCTATTAAATATTTTCTGTTTGTAGTCAAGTTCTTGCCATTTCTGCTTAGAAATAGGAAGTCTGCATTCCTTACAAATAGAATTATATCCTCCAGAACACTGAGAATGTTTATGAAACTCTGAGAAAAGTTTAACTTTTCCGCATTTCTTACATCCTCGGTGTCCTTCAGGCCAACTAGCGTTTTCTTTCCATTGACGTTTCATAATTCCTCCTATGTTTTATTCTAGCAGAAACTATGAAGTATGTCAACTTTAGATTTCGCAGTTTCCCGCTGTACAACTCAACATTTGAGCGCCTTCAACATTATCATTATGCTCCACAAATGCTTCCCAGTCAATAGTTTTAGGCATGGTTTCCATTAAATTTTCGTATTCTAAATGAGCAATCTCCTCATACGGGGCTTGGCGGTAAGTACCTCCGTCCATAGGTAGAAAAGATACCCCGGTACATTCGTCAAAATGCTCCCATACCCAGGAACCTACCTTGGGCCATTCATCTTCATTTACGCTAACTGTAATTGAAGGTTTGTGTTCTGTCCAGTGCTTCTGGAAGACCAGCCAGAGGTCCAAGTGCTCAATAGCACTCAAGTCCTCTCGTAGCACTGCTCCGTTACCTACTTTCTGAGGAAAGCTAAACACAGTGGTTGAATCAGGTTTCATAACACAAGGCTCTGACGGGAATCCTTGAGACTTCAGGAAGTTAGTCAAGGGGTCTTTGTTATCTGAACGCACACGGCGAATATAATACTGACTATGCTGGGGATGGATACCACTAGCAGTTCCCGTGAGCTGAGACACAGTTCCTTCCGGTTTAACACAAGTGATAGCAGCAGAGACAGGGATACCCAAATCGTTAGCCATGCGAGAATTAGTATCAATAGCGACATTCTTCAGTTCCTCAAGTCGTTTAGGCAAGTCCAAATTATAGGCAGCGTTTAACAAAGGATTATCCAGGATACCGGTCATAGACACACCCAAGAGACGTTCTTCCTCGGTGTTGGTCTGCCAAATCTTCCGTAGGTACGGGAAATGAGTCATGGTCGATTGGAACGTACCCAGAATCGTTGCCAAACGTACCTTATTGCGTAGTCGATCCATATCATCAGTATTACGCACAATAACGGAAGAAAGATTGCAGAATTGATAAGGCCGCAGAATAATCTCAGAGCAAGGGTTTGTACCCCATTCTTTACCAAGTACTCGTCTCTCGTTCTTTCCTGCTTGAAGTTCCGAAGCATAGCGATTAAAGATTCCTCGTTCACCTGAGTGTGATTCATAAATGTTAGACCATTCACGCATGAACTGACCTACATCTGGTTTGACCTCATAGACAGCACTGTTGTTAGCTAAGGCTCGTTGACCATTACCATCCCACCAGTTACCTGCCTTAGCATGAGCCATTCGATCATCACCAAGGTCAGACAAAGAGATCATAGCACTACGGCGCACTCCGCCCACGACGACAACTTCCCCGATCTTACAGAGAATGTCATGACACTCGATGGTGTGTAGCTTACGCCCCACAGCTCCTTTGAACTTGGAGATGACATACTTAAAAAGCTCCACCAAAGGCTCGGGTCCACTTGCCCGTCCGCCGAAGGTTTTAAGGCGTGTACCGGCAGGACGAACTGCGGAAACATCCCACTTCGGGATCTCTCCAGCATAGAGGAGCGCAATAATCTGTCGTAGAGCCTTTGCCCATCCTTCCTTGGAGTCTTTAACGCCAACAGTAGTATTACTTTCGTAAAGCTTCTCAGGAATCTCTGGTAGTTTATTAACATATTTAGCCTCTACTGAAAAACCTACGCCTGTGCCACACAAAAGGATGTACATAGCCTCATCAAAGGCTTTAGGATCATCGATGGGTAGATATGAGCAGTTATAACCAGCAATGTTCTGACGCTCTAAGGCATCCCCGGCAGTCATAATAGACCGCATAGAGGGCATAACCTCCAGGTTCAGAACTGCTTGTTCCAGCTCATGGCGAAGAGCAGGGCTGAGGGTATATTGGTGCTTGTCTTGGAGGTGTTTTTCCATGAAGTTAAAGTACCGAGCCACGGTTTCATCCCAGTGTTCTCGGCGTCCTTTATCGTCCAGGAAGCGGCTATAACGGCTTTTAGCAATGTAAGTCTGGTACGGGGTCATTATTTTCCTTGTTCTAGTTCGATCAGTTTCTCAAGGTAATGGATAGCTTTCTTGAGGTCTTCTATACCGCCTTTGTCTCTCCAGCGGGACACGTATTTTACACAGTTTCCCTCAAAATAGCCAAGGTTATTTGCA